ATACCGGCCGCGCTGGTGGTGGCAGTGGGCACCACCGAATCCACAGAGGCCCAAGTCGTGCCGCTGTAGACCTTCAGCACCGGAGCGGCGCCGGAAACATCCACCCACAGGTCGCCTTTGACGGCGGTGGTGGGCTGCACCGTGCTCGCTGGGGCGCCGCTGCTGCCAGCCACCAGCCAGGTGGTGCCGTCGTAGATCTTCAGCGTCGGCGACGCCGGGCGGGTGGTATCAAGCCACAGCGTTCCAGCCGTTGGTGTCGCTGGTGCGGTGTTGGCTTGGCTGACGCCGGTGATGCGGCGAACCGCTCCAGCCGAGTCCTTGATCGTCAGGAAGGGGTCAGTGGCGTTGAAGTTGACCGCGATCTGGCCTTCTTCCAGCTGCGCAGGCGTTGGCTGCTTGCCCGCAACAGAGCTGCGTAAGTGTTTGTGATAAGCCACGGCTATCTAGCCAAGGACGCGCCTATGTAGGCGTGAACCCAGCTTAGGTAAATGCCCTAGTAAGTACCCGCGTCGGTGAAGGCGACATTCACCCACTGACCGGCAGCGGTGAAGTGCAGAACGTCGCCGGGCTTGGGGTTGGTGAGCGTCACATCCAGCAGGCCGTCGAGGTGGTCGGTGCCACCACCGACGCCACCGCCAGCGCCAGCACCGCTCAGGGTGTCGATCCGCACCCAGCCGCCAGTGGTGCCCTGGCAGAGCAGCCAGTCACCGGCGTCAAAGGTGGCGCCGCCGGCAATCGAGGCGCTGGTGCCTCCGGTGGTGGCGACGAAGTACACACCGGCGTGCTTGTCATCGGCTGCCGGGATGGTGTCGCCAACCTTGAAGCCATCGGCGGTGCCGAACTGCGTGACGCCGTTGATGACGCCGGTGCCGGGGTTGTAGGTGCCGCAGTAACGCAGGTTGCGGTTGAACAGGGTGCTGGCCCCTGTTTTCATCCAGCTGTTGCCGTTCCAGATCGAGACCTGGCCGGTGCTCTCCTGCAGCCAAGTCATGCCGATCGGGTGGCTGCCGACGCCCGCAACGGGCACTGACTCTTGAATCAGCGCGATGGCGTAGTCCGCCAGCTTCTGCGCGGTGACGCTCTGGTCTGCCAGCCGCGCTGTGGGCAGTTGGCCGCTGGTGAGCTTGGCGGCATCCAGGTCGGGGATGTCGGCCGGCGTCAGGCTTTGCGTGCCGGTGATGTGGCCTTGGGCGTCGAAGGTGACCTTCGAGGCGGTGCCAGCGGTGACGCTGTTGCTATGCACCAGCACGCCGCCGGTCAGCACGCCGAACTGCGTTCCAACGGACACCGCGCCAGGGCTGGCAGCCGTGGCCAGGGGCAGGTCGGTGGCGCCGATGGCGCGGCCCCCGGTCACCAGGCCCTGGGCGTTGTAGGTGACGACGCCGAAGGTGCTGCTGGCGGTGACGGCGTTGTCGATCTCGACGCGATCTCCGGCCAGCTTCAGGCCGAAGCCGTTGATCGAGACACCGCCACGGGTGGTAGCCGTGGGCAGCGGCAGGTCGAGGCCGTCCAGCTTGCGCAGCAGCACCGGGCCCGCACCACCCGCCGGGCCCGCCAACACAAGGCCGCCGCCGGTCGAGGGCGTAATGGTGGCGCTGAGACTGACCTGATCGCCGCTGACAACGCCGGCCAACTGCACCGGGTTGGTGCCGTTGTTGGTGGTGACGGTGTTGACCGAGCCGGCGGCTTTCAGCGCCACCCAGCCCGCACCGCTCCAGGCATACAGCTTGTTGGTGGTGGTCTCCAGGGCCAGCTGGCCGATGTAGGCGCCGGTGGCCGGTAGGGCCGTGCCCACCACGGCGGTGCTGTTATCGGCCAGCGCCCTGGCACTGACGGCACCTGTCGCCAACTTGGGCTCGGTGATGCTGCCGTCTGCGACGCCGCCAGACACCTTGGAGGCGGGGATACTGCCGGGGTCGATCAGCGCAATGCCGTGCTGAATCAGATCCTTCGCTGTGATCTGCTTCGTCTCGGACGCTGATAAATCAGCAAGGGCCACCGGGTCGGTGGGCTGCAGGTTCACCCCAGCCAGAGCTGGCAGTTTGCTGATCTCCAGATCCGGCACTACAACCCCCTGAGCGTTAAAGCCAGCCTAGGTGCTGCCTTATGCGTCCTCCAGTAGCAGCGATCCTTCACCGCCCTCCAGCAGGAGCAGGCTGCTGTTCTCTTGCAGCAGGTGGGCGGGTGGATCGCCGACCCGCAGATGGATGGGGCCGGTGGTGATGAATTCGATGTCGGCAGCGACAGGTTGGCCTGGCGCGAAGTTCATGCCGACATTGGTGACGATGCAGCTGGCCTCCCACCAGACGCTCGACTTGCCCGCTGTGCGGGCGTAGCTGGCGAACAGCCGCGCCTCAAACAACGCGCCAAGATCCACGCGCAGGATCAGCTGGGCCAGGTAGTTGCTGATCTCCTGCTGCTCGTCGATGGTGGGGTCACAGGGGCGACGCTCGTAGTTCCAAAGGCAGCTCAGGCGGCCCTGGCCCGAGATCAGGCCGTTGGAGTAGGAGCTGCGGTGCCACTCGCCGAGGCTGGTGAGATCAACGGTCTCGCGGTTGGTGGTCAGTGACCAGTCCCGCACTGCTCCGAGGCAGCGGTGCCGTGAGCCGCTGCTGGTGACCTGGATCGCTTTGGTGACCGTCGGTGTCACCAGGGGCAAGGCTCGCTCGTAGCTGCCGGCGATGGCGTCGGTGAAGGTGCCATACAGCCGGATGCCACCGGCATCGTCGATGTGGCAGTACCAGCGCCCGTCGGGGAAAGCGTGCCCGGCTACCAGCTCCAGCGTGCTGCCGTCTTCGGTCTTGATCTCCAGCTGGTCGCCGGTCAGCAGCGACTCGGCGGGGAAGTCGAACGAGAAGCGCCGCCGGGCTTCGTTCACATCGCCGGGGTCCAGCTGGCTGGACAGCGGGGTGTCAATGCTGGTGCGCTTCAGCTCGATCAGGCCGCCGTCGCCGAGGTAGACCGCCATCAGAGCGCCACCTCGATCGGCGCTCCGTTTACGTCGAAGGCCACATCCGCCGAGAGCACCTCGCCCACCGCCATCGACATCGCCACGGAGGTCAGTACGGCATCGACGGTCAGGTGTTTGCCTTCAGCGCTGCCGTCGTGAACCAGCAGCCGCAGGCGCACCACCTCGCTATCAGCGGCGATGCCAGGTTCGTTGCCGGTGGTGCGGGCCTTGATGATCTTGCGCAGCAGGGCGCTTGCGTCGTTCTTGCCGTTGCTGTCGGCGTAATAGAAGAGCGAACAGTTGCCGCTCATGCTGCGCACACCAGCGGTCACGGTGCGGTCGGTGTCCGCCAGGCTGGTGGTGTCCAGCGATGACTGGCTGGCGGTGATCGACCAGCCGCGCACCTTGGCAGCACGCTGCCCGTCGATCAGCAGATCACCGTGCGAGCCGGAGTAAAACGCCACCTCAGAACACTCCCACCAGGCTTACCGACACACTAGAGATGCCCGGTTTGATGCTCTCGATGCGGGGCTCTTCCGCGTAGCGCCAGCGGTTGCCCCATGCCTCGACGCCCAGCTCGTCCTTGCCGCCGCTCCAGCCAGATTTGGCGGCTGCCATCGCAGTAAACACGAAGGTCTCAAAAGTGCCGCGCTGGTCGCGGTAGTGCTCCAGAAACTGCTCGGCTTGTGTGTCGCTCAGGTTGTTGTAGGTGAGCTGCAGCGACATTCCCGTGCGGCGGTTGCCGTAGAGGAAGCGCACTTCGGCGCCGTTCTGGGCCTGGTAGGTCTTGACCGGCCAGTTGCCGGGGGTGAACTGCCGGGCGGATGGCACCAGATCGGGGAAGTCCATCACTCGACAATCGTGAAGCGGCTTTCGTCGAAGACATCCGCCACGATCAGGCTACCGCCGGTGCTGGTCAGGGGATGGTGGCTGGCCGTGATCTCCACTAGCCCATCCTCCGTTAACCCGACCTCCTCAACCTGATACACCGTCTCGGTGGTGCTGGTGCTCTTCACCGTGAACAGGGAGTTGAACAGCGTGGTGTCGGTGGTGCGGCCACCGTCGATCACCAGCGTGGCGTCTTCGGCCTGCTCGATGTCGCGGTGCCAGACGCTGATGGGGTAGGTGCCGTCCTTCAACTCCGTCAGGCATTGGACGGTGCCGTCGCTGAGTACCACGCCGTTGCCGTAGCTGCTGGTTGGGGCAGCCTCGGTGTAGAGCTTGATGTAGCCGCCGGGGGTGACGCCCAGGCCCTCGGGGGTGGTCTGGAACTTGACGATGTGGCTCACGCGGCGCCGCACGCTCATCAGGTAGCGGGCGGCCATGAACGCCTGATCGCGCATCGTGCAGAACAGGCTCATGTCGAAGTTTTCCTGGCGTTCGGTGGTGCCCACCGGCTCGTCTGCCCACTGCACCGTGAAGCTGGCGTTGGTGGGAATCTCGTTGCGCTTGCCCTTGCGGTAGACCACCGCAGCGCGGATCGCCATGCGGTCCTCGGTGTCGAGGAACTCGATCGAGAAGCTGCCCTCGATGATGTTGCCCGCCGTGAAGATCGCGCTGATCGGCAGCGGGCCGGTGATCACCTGCCCCTCGTCGTTGCAGGGCAGGGCCGGCTCCATCGTGAACCGCCCGTTCTTGACGGTGAAGTTGCACAGGTTGAGCGGGCCGTACTCCGCGAAGAACGTGCGCAGGTTGGTCTGATCCGCCAACACCCCGTCGAAGTGGATGTCGTAGTTGATCAGGAACTTGCTGGTGCGGGTGAAGCCGGCTTCGTCGATCAGCTTGGGATCCAACCGCTTGCCGATCCCCGCCACCTTGTCGGTCAGCAGGTAGTAGACGAGATCCGAGAACTTGTTGGCCGGGCCCACCGTGTCGCTCCAGCCGAAGCGGCGGGCGTGGACGCCGTTGGGCACCCAGGCGCGGATCTGGTCGATGCTGGTGAAGTTGACGCCTGAGCGCAGGGCCAGGCCCATCATCGTGAGGTTGTAGTAGTTGGCGGCGCCGTTCTCCTCGGCGGTGGACTCGTTCACATAGACGATGCTGTGCTCAGGGCCCCCGGCATTGGACTTCTCGACCTCCTCGAAATGGCTGATGTCAGAGATCTGGCTGCGCAGCTCGAACCAACGCTCCTCCTGCGCGGGGACGCCAGGCAGCCACACCTCACCCACGTTGGTGACGCGGTAGAGCGCGGTGACCAGAAAGCCTCGCAGGTAGTCGTTGTTGACCGGAACATCGTGCTGGAAGGTGTCTCCCAGCCCCCAGTTGCCGGTGAAGCCCACGATCTCCACATGGTTGGGGTCCCAGGCCCAGCCGCCGTAATACGGGTGGTTGGGAACATAGGTGCTGGTGGCCACGATGCGCAGGGTGATGCTGCGGGTGCCTGCTGTGATCACCTGATCGACACGCCGGGTCTGGCCCTTGTGTGAGGTGGGAGCGCCGAGCAGGGCAGTGTGATACGCCCCGACACGGCCCACCGTGATGTGCGCAGGCAGCCAGCCGTAGCGCTCCAGTGCGGAGGGGCCTTTCTTGACGATGCTGCCGCCGGCAGGTCTGCCTTTGGTGCGGAAGATCGTGTTCGATGTGATGTCACTCTCGTCGAGGTAGCTGGCGTCCTGCACCACCACCGTCACTTTCTCGCCCACTACCGTCAGGCGGAACCTGCCGTAGGGCGTCTCGTAGTCGTCGCCGATCAACGTGCCGGTTGAGGCGTTGAGCCGCCAGAAGCGCTCGCCGTCAGCGGTGAAGTTGCGAATGTCTGCGCCGCACTTCGGCACGAAGCGAAACTCCATCTGCTGGGGCTTCTCCCCCTTGATGCGGATGAAGTTGTAGACATCGACGGGCTGCTCGCCGGTGACGACAAACTGCTCGCCAAGTAGCGCCCAGGGGTAATAGGCGCCGTTGCTGTCCAGTCCGGCAGGGCGCAGCTGGAGTGTGAACACCGAGCTGCGAGCGAAGTAGCGGGAGGTGTAGCCGGTGGTCAGCTGCACGTCGTCTTCGTCGAAGCGGATCATCCGCTCCGGCGTTGGCACCTGCGGAAAATTGCAGAGCCCGTTGGCCTTGTTCCACACCCGCGAGCGGATGCCGATCTCCGTGGTTTCGACAGGGCGGATGTTGCGCACCGTGCCAAGCGCTACCCGCAGCAGCGGGAAGTTGTTGGGCCCCACCCACCAGGGTTCATAGTCCTTGCCGTCGTAG